CACTCATCAAGAGCCTCTACAGTGAGAGAAGGAAGTTGTTGTACAAGGGAGATACCTTGCCACAGCGGGAATCCTGGCTGAACCAACATAGCGAAAACTATGCTCATCTGGTTCTGGAGATCCCAAATCGGTGTAGTAAACCGAGGTGGGACCCGGAGCAAGAAAGCAACGGTTCTAGCTATAGCTATAGGGAAAAGGGAATGGCCTCTTCGATGCACGTGTGCAAAGAGTGTGGCTGAATCTCCTGGATTCTTGAAGGCTTGATAAATCAGGCCTATGGGAATACCAGAAAGATCCCCATTAGGACCAATGAGCCTTTTACAGAACTCAAAGGTCCCGATGTTCGACACCAGTGATTTACTCATTGATATCGACACTCCCCAACCGGTCACTACGGCTAGGTAACGTCGGGCGACGGCGTCGTTAAGAATAACAACATCGTCACCGACAATACCGTACTCCCCGAACCATCCCTGGATACCCTCTAAGTGAGCGCAGTACTGGACAATTGCATGGTGTGCAAGTGCCAGCATGGCCCAGGAAGAGTAAGCACCCATAGGTTGCCCTACGGCATACTGTCGGTCCTCTCGATAATCAGTTCTTCCGCCTAAGCGGTTGAACTCACTCCATCTATCCTCCCAATTACGGAAGGTTAGTAGAGCACGCCAGAAGACACTAAACGACCCATCAAAGAGTCGTGTTAGCATAAACTGGTAGATGTCGACAGGGATCCGATCAGTCGCTGAGGATAGATCGTAAGAGTAAGCGGTAAACGCTGCTCCACTGTTCCGTGCCTGGATAAGACCTTCTCCGACTTTACGTCGGAGCATGTCTACACAGGCCTCCTGACCAAATGTACCGTCATTGGGAATCTCCCGTAGAACTGCGAAAATAGCTCTGTGCAGTGGTTTTAAAGCCATCTGCGTCCAGAAATCTACGATCGCAACTACTCGGATTTTCCCGGCTGCCTCGTTTAATCGAGAAAGCCTGGCGGTTAGGCCCAGTTTGGAAACCCGTAAGCGCATACCTAGAAGTATACGAAGGTTATATCGTATCCTGTTAAGGAAACGACGAATTCGTCCCTCGGTAGGTGCAATCACAGAATCCGGATCGTTTGAGTCAACACCCTTTCGGGTAGAGACCCATTCGTACGGAAAACGTAACGCACAAATCGAGTAGATGAAAGCAAGCCAACCGATTACTAATCGGAAGGCCCAATACCAACGCGTACCATAGGCATGTCTCACGAAGCTCAACAAGTGAGTCAGGTTAGTCTTCTCACAGTACTTAAGTACTGCTGCGTCTTTCAACGCTGAGATAGACGCCCGACCACCGTTGGGACCAACTGAGGTGGAAAGGACGGCAAAAGACG